GTCAAAGTAATACCGTGGGGCTTGTCTGGTAAATTAAATTGCCGGGATACCCCATCACCCTTGACCGAGTAAGTTGTAGTGTCACTCAATTTGGTACCGCCACGAACGTAAACCCGGTTTTTAAGTTGGCTTGCGTCTTTGCTAATTTCCAAGTCAGAATATGTGGCGGTGTCGCTGTCAATGTTGAAGGGTGCGGCATTGGTGGTAAGCGGGAAATAATGTATATCTTTTGAGTAATCAATGTACCAATTACGCCCGGTAATCTCACAAATCCGGCGTAACGCTTGGCTCAACTGTATATAGTTAAATTTTATTGAGTTAATGGTTACACCCTCCAAAACATTATCCACGGTTACCCCTAAACCGGAGCAGTAACGGTTGACCAGCGCGGTTATAATTGCGGCGTCAGTTTCGTCAGTATAAGAAATGTGAGCCAAATTTCGGTCCAATAAATACGTATAGTCAATGCAACTTATTTTAATTTCAACTCCCCCGGTTGATTGTTTACTCATTCCAACGGCGGTAACATAACCACCAAATAAAATTGTATTGTCAGCAAGGGTAATTACCACCTCATCATCAGTTGCCGGGGTTCCATCACTTCCACGGTCAAACATTCTAAACGAGCAAGTGTTTGATTTGTCATTTATGACGTCGTTTATTACAACACTTTTAGCAACCACGTCGTCGGTTCGGTCTATACCGCCAATAATAATCGTGTATGCCATATTTATACTCTTATGTTTTGCTGTAACCTCTTAATTATTGCGTCACCCAATAACTCACCCATTTGTCCGGCCCCGTAAGCGTCAGCAATAACCGCCCCGGCCATGTCAACCTTAACAATCGTTGTACTTTGTTGGTTACCACCATAACTTACGGCGGCCCCGGCGGCATTTGCGCTAAACGTTGAGCCAAAAGCCAGTTCACCAAGGGCGTCGTTTACCTTACCCACTCCCCGGGTAACAATATCAACCACCGATGGTGATTGACGTTTGGTGAAATCCAACTTGTCCTTAATCCAGGTTACAACGCTTTCAATTCTTTTTTTAGCCTCGTTAAACGGCCACATAATTGCGTCAAGTATTGCACCACCAATGTCGCGTATTTTACCTGATAGCCACCCCCATTTTTGGGCCAAGAAATCCATTACCATACCACCAACTTCTTTGACTTTATCCCAATTTTTATATAGCAAAACGCCAACGGCTATGAGGGCCAAAATTGCGCCAATAATTAACACAATTGGGTTGGCGGCCAAGAAAGTTAGTGCCACCCCCAATCCCCCAACGGCCGTGATAACTGTTGATAAGCCGGTAACCAAAAACCCGAGGGTTAGAAGTAGTGGTCCGAGTATTGTTATCACAATGCCAATTACGACAATTGTTTTCTTTTGACCCTCGCTTAATGCAGTAAACCATTCCACAACCGTTGATAACATATCAACCAAACTAGATAAATATGGGTTTATTAACTGTCCAAAAGATACCTTTAACTCAAGCATACTCTGCTCCAACAAAGCCTGTTTGTCAATTAACGTCCCAACAAAACGCTCCGAGCTTCCCATTGTAAGGTTTGTCAAATCAATCATTCCCCTATATTTGGCCATATCGTCGGTTATGCTATCAACCGCCACCCCCTCGGCAATTAACGCCTCCCGCCCATCTTCAATTATGTTTACATAGTTTTCGTTAATACCGGATAAGTTACCAATCGCTGAGTTATTGGTTGCGTAAGAAAATGACAAGTTTTCGACCGCTTGGGAAAGTGAGATAGAAGAAGATTTACCGGTTATCGCCTCGTTTGTAAATCTTTTCAACATGTCTGTTGCCTCATCAAGTCCCAAACCAGCTTTCAGTAAATTTTGTAAACTTGCGGCCGCCGGACCTATACCAATTCTCAACTCCCGGCCCAAATCTTGAGCCGACTGTTTAGCCTTCTCACCACTTACCCCAAAACGCCCGGCCATAATGTCCAACGTTGTCATTGCGCGCTCCAAATTGTTTGCCTCTTTTGACGCGTCTTTCAAAAAGAAAGTTAAACCGGTACCAACAACGGCGGAAACAATACTCATTTTCTTTCCAACGTTAGTTAAACCATCTCCCAAACTGTTCAATTTGCCCTTAAAACTCTCGGCTGATTTTTCAACCTGTTTCATTCCGCTTTGGAAATCGGATATGTCTGCCTTAACGTGGGCAACTACCGAGCCGAGATTAAATGCCATGATTTATTTTAACACTTTTTTGAACAACATCGTTGTAATAGTAACCAAATATAGCAGTATTAAAATACCGCCCAAAAACAACAATGGCCAACCAATTGGAGGCAACCAAACAAACAATAAACCAAAACTACTCATACATAAACCTAGAAGTAGTATTGTGGCTAAATCTTTTTTAGTAGGTTCTTTCTTCATAAAATATCACCCCCTTTTACTACAATTCCGCTTCCCTCTCTTTTTAATCTTTGCTTAAATGCCTCAAATCCAATCGTGTCAAATTCGGCGTCCAAATATTCTTTGCCGTCGTTTTCGCGCTCTTGACGTTCAAGTGTTGACCACAACGATTTTGGGTCCTTTGTGTGTGGGTTTGTTGCTATTGCCAATTGCATTTTATACTCGTTAATTTTACGTCTATTTATGAGCCGGGTGAAAATAAATAGCTCATCAAAATATACGTGTTCCAATATGTCGTTTTTGGCCCACCCGTACTCATGTGCCAACTGGTCAATTGCCCAATATAACCACTCATCGTCATTTACTTTGTGATTTTCGCCGGGAGGGCGAGGGCTTTTTTTAAGTTTTTGTAAACTCCCTTGAAATTGTTGACCTCAACTATACCTAAAATAACCCGGGTAACTTCGTCAAGTCCCATTTCCTCGACTTCCTCTCTTTTGAGCGGTGAGGCAATGGTTAAAATCTCAATCACGTCGGGTAAACTTTCGCCAACAAGTGTCGGCAACATTTCAATAATGCTGTCGCTGTCCTTGTTTTCCAAACTTTTTACATGTTTTGGTAATTCCTTAATCGCTTTCAGTAACTCCGCATATTTGCCAATCGGCAATTTTGCAAGCTCTACTTCGCGATTATCCAATTTTATTTTTAATGTTTTCATAACTATTTTTGGCGGGCAACTGGTGCCACGCTTGCCAAATAACAGTTAGGGTTAAGCGGTACTATCTCCAATCATTCCGAGATAATTGCCGTCCGATTTGCTTTCATCAATAAGCGCCTCAAATGTCACCTCAAAAACCTTTTCCTCGTCAACCTTCATTGACAATTCAATCGTACTTGCCACAAATGCTTTGTGTAAAACAATGTCATTTGCTCTGGTACCCATATTCAATGGGTGCAAGACTAATTCGGCGGTATTACTGGTTGCCTTGGTACCGGCGCTATGACCTACCGTCAATCGAGCGTCTGCGGCTCCTGCAAGTGTTCCTTGTGGTATCGCCACTTTCAGGTTTGCAATCGTAAACTCGGCCAACGGGACCTTAACGGTCCACTTTTCGCCAGTTAGATATTTTTCAACCGGGCTTTCCCCGTACTTGTCAACGCTCACGTCGTGATAAATCGGCTCGTAACTCATTTCAACACCTCCCTTGGTATGTCCAAGGTCAACGTCGTTGAAAGTTACCGAGCATGCCCCAACTTTTACATTGGTTGCGTCTGCCATTTATTTTTCACCCCCTTCCTAGATTTAACTTGTAACTCATGTTAGTTTATCGTTTTTCCCGGTAATTGCATAATCCTTGACTATCTCCGCCTCGTTTTTATCTGTTTTCAAATACTTAAACGTCCATTCGTTGAGGTGGTCACACTTTGGGCATTGAAAACACAACACCCCGGCGGATACGTTTTGATATATGACAAATTTTTGGCATTTGGCACAACGTAACTCTTTGTACTCTTTACCGTTAATAGTAATCATCGGGTTAAGCAAATAAAGTTTATAGAAAACTCATCAAGTCCCCGTTCGTTCCGTCCAATATGTCCCCCTTCGCTTTGGGCCAAAATATAATAAAAATATGTGTCCCCGATAGTTTCGTTTCCAACTTGGTGTAATGCGGTACGCACAGCGTCAAGTTTGTCCCGGCCGGTTGTGTAATCGGCACCCCGGATAAATATTTGAAACGTGGGTGACTTGGTGGGCAATTCTTTGTCCGGTTGTGGACCCCCGGTATCCAAAACTGCCAACCCGGTGTCAACCGCGTCCGGCATAAACGATTTGAAAACATCGGTACCAACTGTACCAACGCCCTCGGTTGCCAAATAATCCGCTATATCGTTAATTATGTAACCCATATTAGGCTGTCGCCGTACTAACGGCGTTTTCTATATATTTTATAAATGTCCTTATGTTATTTTTAATCGGGTCCTCAAGGTATTTGCCCTTGCGCCCCTTTTGGAAACGGTACTCTGGGTGTTCGTGTAACCGGGCCGCGTAAACCTTATTATAACCAACAACAACCTCATCGTTTTTGGACGGTTCGACGTGGCCGCTTGCCTGTAACATTCCAGTATCGTGTGGGACCTCAAAACTGCCCAGCCTTAAAATTTCACTTGCAACGTCATTTACACCACGCAAAACTTCCCTCTCCATAGCCTTGCCCAAGGTGGCAATCCCTTTTGTTAAACCGGTTGTGTCAACTTTCATTTTATAATGCTTTCCACTTAATAAGTTCGAGTTTCAAATGGTCGGTATTCCCGGACCCATCAACGGCTTGGTAAATGCCAAAAACCTTGTAATCAATATCCCCAAAACTTACCTTATCATCAATAACAACGGTGGTGTCCGACGGGACGTAACAAATTGCCTCAATCATAATGACCGAGCCGTTAGGTAGTAATTTTTGCTTTGTTTGTTTTTGAAATCGTGATTGTACTGTGGCGGTTGTACCTACCGTTTCCCGGCCATATTCGTTATACCCCGTTCTTGCGGCAATTGTAATCTGTTGGTTCAATAATCCGTTTATGCTCATATTTCATGTTTCATAATTCAATCGACCCGGTGCGGCTTACCAAACCCTTGAGTAAGATTTTGGCCTTGGGGCTTATTAACTTATAAACACTTGCCGTACCTTGGCCCTTACTGTATGAGTAATCACCAATACTTTCACTTTCCATTTCGGATTTGTCCCCGGCAAAAAACGCGTCGCCCATTTCAACAACATAACCAACCTGAGCGGCAACGGCTCTTTTAACCGCTTCCGGTATAACTTTGAAATAAGTTGTGTTTGGACCGGACGTGTAAGTTTCAACGTCTTTACGTCTTGGGAATTTGCCCAACTGATTTATTTTATAAACACTTGTGCTGTCCGGGGTTGTTACCCAATCGCTCCCAACGGTTAGTACACCAGCTTTGGTTGACGCGGTAACCTTGCGTCGTTGTCCAACTCCGGTCCCACCCAAAATTTCAATTTCACATAGCTTAAAATAATCAATGTCAAACGTGTTTTGTTGTGAGGTTTCAAGGGTGATTGAGGTTGAGGCGGCGGCGCTTGCCGTTCCAGTAACTTTCTGTTTCATGTAATTATCCTGTGGTCCAACGTACGCGTCAATCATTTCCTCGGCTTGGTTTATTTGGTCGTCTGCCTCGGTGGTATCGGTAATCGTAATATTCGCCAACTGTTCCAACTCACCTTGACTTAAATATCCCCTCCGACTTGTTGGTTGCGTGCTAGTTACTCCCATGTTTTCATTATACTATTTTAATTCTTTGTAAACCACGTACCCGTATTTTCCGAGGCCCACAAATCGCTATCGCTTATTGCGTCCCATGTGCAGGTTAAATCGTCCCACAAATAACCCAATGCGTCCCATATGGCATTTATGGCATTTTTTAGTTTTACAAACCATGTAATCGGGTTGGCGGATTGAAAATAGCCGGTGTTCTTCGTTTTCCAATTTGGTTTATTTTCCTCTTGCCAAGTCATGTTTATATTTTATATTAAATTATAACTCGTAAAATCCGCCATTCTCAATCCCCTTTACTTGCTCAATAAACTTTGTGTACATCGGACCCACCGCGTCCATTGAAAAACGCCCAATGGCGTATTTCTGTATTTTTGCCGGGTCCAATTTGCTCACCCGGCCAAGCGCTTCAACAAACTGTTTGATTGTGGCGCACCTATACCCGGTTAAACCCTCAACGTTGTTTTCCGTAAATGCACCAAAATTGGTGGTAACCGTTGGCGTACCGCACAAATTCGCCTCAACTTGTACACCCTCAAACGGTCCAATGTATAACGTTGGCACAATCAGCGCCTTGGCTTTACTCATAAGTTTGCCCCGGGTCTTAACATTAATCGGTCCCACATACTCCAAATTTTTACCCTTAATAGTTATATCAACGCCAACAATCTTTTTACCCTTTTGGGTTGCGCCTTGTCCAGCAAGTATAAACTTGGTGTCCGGCATACGTTTGGCCACTTCTTCGATAATTGCCAATCCCTTGCGCTGTATCATTCGGCCAACAAACAAAACATAATCCTTTTTTTTCTTAACAAACGGGAAATCGGCTGGGTCAAAGTAATTTGGTATGACGCAATCGTAAAATTTACTATCGGCTCTTGCCGGGTCCCCGGATACCGCGCCAGCAATCGCGTGCAACCATGCGTAACTCTCAAACACCCGGTATTGGGCCGCAACCCCTGAATATCCAATCCCTAACTCAACGTAAAAACATTTGGGCATTGCCGCAATCACCGGTAAATCACAATGACCGGAAAATGTACCGATAATATCACCCGGCTTGGCCCGCTTCTTCAAATTGTAAATTGCCCGTTGGTGAAATATCTTATATAACGTCGTTGTATTATCAAAGTTATTTTTGAGGTAATCGTTGGGGCTGTTAAACCCCAATTTGGCTTGCTCGCGCTTGGTAATGCAAGTAATCAAAGTGGCCGGTGTTTCGTTGTCCTCGGACGCATAGACAATGACCTCAAACCCCTCTTTTGTCATCATTTGGCAAAACTTCAATATCTTTTGCCCGTAAGCGTCCCGGCAATATTCCTTACTAACTTGTATGTGGGGCATACCCAAAACGTGAAATGTTGGCTTTGTCATATGTATAAACCGTAATAATAAGGGGTAATAACTGTTTCGCTCCACTTTTCATACCCAACCATACCGTCGGCCTCCAACCATTCGTCCAATTGGGTCTTGGTAATTGTCTGTATGTGGCCGTCTTGTTGGGGAGTATCCAACCACTCGTGGATATAAATTATGTCGCAAATCTTGCGCATGTTGGCAATTATCTTTTCCGGGTCCTCGGTGTGCTGTAAACAATTATAAATTAACCCAATGTCATAATGTCCGGTATTAAAATCCTCGCCCTTGGCTTTGATGTGGGTAATCCCAGCCGCCTTATATCGGTTAATACACCACCGGGGCATGTCTAATGGGTCAACAACGGTCCCGGTAAGGTCAGTGCCTTTAAGCAATAGTGAATACGGCCCACCGCCCATATCAAGTACGGTTTTACCCTTGAAGTCAATTACCGGGTAACGCCCTGAAATACCTTGTACAACCAAACCCATACGTCTTGCGTAATCAATCTGTTTACTTTCTTCTTGATAAGAATTTACACAGTTATCGTGCCAATTTTTCTCCCACTTTTGAGCTTCGGTCCAACTTTGCATAACAACATTTTATTGTGGTTGTAAAATGAAGTCAATCACAAAAATCCTATTAAGAAATAAAATATACCAAGGCAAGTCCCACCCGTCTGTTGGCGCCGGTACCCCAATTTGTAGTTTCTGTATAAGCGTAATGCAAGAAAAAGAGGTTGGTGTTGTTTGTGTATATGTTACCCAAACTTTTTAACCCATTATACGTACTAATTGGACCAAACCAATTATTAGCCAATCCATGAGCAACTGGTGTATTTATCTGTATTGCGTTAGAGTCTGACCCACCAGCTGTAGCACTGGCAGTAATTTGTACATACGCACACCTGCCATTTATGCAATAAGTTAGTCCAGATGAAGGTGTCCACGTAAGCGTCCCACCGGGATTTACAGCGGTAAAAGTTAATCTGTCCGTATTAAATATTGGGTGATTGATTATTTTGGGTATGGGAATAGTCCAAAGATATGACGCACTAGCAGAGAGGGTTGCCTTTATTCTACCTATGTTTTCGTAAACATCAGAAGCGGAAGCGTTGGAAATATCAGAAATTTTACAATATCTTTGTACTGTTGTGGTTGTTGAAAAATCAGAGTAAAAATCAGCATACGGTATTCTTGAAAAACCGATAACAATACCGTCGGTGGCGTTATATCCCAGATAAACAAAGTAATCAATATCTTGTGTCGCCAAATATGCCGCACCAGCATTAAACCAATTTGTCCCATCTGCACAAGTTACGGACAATGCCGCACTTATTGTCCTGATTGTATCTCCAATTCTTACATAAATCGGGTTGGTTGCTGACGGGTCGTTTCCGTCCATTCCCTTTATTGCAACCACCAAATCATCACTTGAAATTGTGGCCGTAATTCGTCCATTAAGTAATCCGCCTTGAGCAACCACGCTTGTTTCATACATTGACAAAGCAGTAATAAACTTTGCGTCGTCTGTCCCAGCAATCACTTCTGCTTTTGACGCCTTATCCAAACTTACTCCGGTTACCCCTGTTACTCCACTAATTCCGCTCAAACCTGTCGGTCCTGTTACACCGCCGGCCCCCGCTTCCCCTGTATCGCCAGTTACGCCTGTAACACCGGTTACCCCCGCCGCGCCCGCTTCCCCTGTATCGCCAGTCACACCGGTTACCCCACTTATGCCCGACAAACCTGTCGGACCAGTAACGCCTGTTACCCCACTAATTCCACTCAACCCCGTTGGACCAGTAACACCGGTAACACCCGCGCCAGTTACCCCAGTAACTCCGCTAATTCCACTTAAACCTGTGGGGCCAGTAACCCCGGTTGCGCCCGCCTCGCCAGTATCACCGGTTACCCCGGTCACACCACTAATCCCAGTAACACCAGTAACTCCCGTTACACCCGCTCCGGTAACTCCGGTAACTCCGGTTACACCTGTCACTCCAGCACCGGTTACACCTGTTACTCCACTAATACCAGACAAGCCGGTTGGGCCGGTAACTCCGGTTACTCCTGCCCCCGTTATACCCGTTACACCTGAAATTCCCGACAAGCCGGTTGGGCCTGTAACTCCAGTTACTCCCTTGATTCCAGTAACTCCGGTAACTCCAGTTACACCGGCTCCTGTAACTCCCGTTACTCCACTAATTCCTGATAAGCCCGTTGGACCGGTTACACCAGTAACACCGGTTAAACCCTTTACACCAGTAACACCGGTTGGACCGGTCATTCCAGTTGGACCCAACAAACTGTCGGTGGTTTCCCATGACGACGTGCCGCCAGCACCACCGGTTAAAACTCTACCGGCGGCCGGGGTGCTTGCTCCCTTGCCAACTTTTGTTTGTACTCCAACAATTTCGCTTTCAACTTTCCCGTGTATCTCGGTATGCTTAACGGCTGATTTACCAAGGGCTGTGCCGGCATAATTACTTACATCTGTTGACGTATGTACGCTTGTTGGGAAATCTGCACTCGGGTTTGCCATATTTATATTGTTATACTAAATGTTTTTCCAATCTCTTTTTTTATATTTATCAGTTGGTCCTTAATTTTCAAATCCTTTTTAATATCTTCGGTAATTCTTTTTTTGAAAGCGTCAAACTCAATTGGCTTGGTTTGTGTGTAATCGTATGTTTTCAACCATCTACCCTTGCCGTCGTCAAACTCAACCGTTATTTTAGCAACAACACCCGATAACGTGTCCGCGCTGATAATTTTTGCACGTAACTCATTTGCACGTATCTCATTTGCCATGTTTTAATTATACCAACTTTGTTAAAAATACTTCAATCTCTTTTTGCTCTTTGTCAAAGTTTACTACCTCACAAAATTTGTCATAAGCGGCCTTGCTCATTTTGGCGTATTCCGTCGGCTCCGAGTAATGCCGTATTTTGTTGATAACTTGTTGATAATCCAAACCGTCAATGACAATGCACGTTACATCATCAACCAAAAGAGGCTCGGCCAACTTGCCTTTGTAGTAAGTTTTTTTGACAATGAGTGGTCGCCCAACTGCCGGGGCATTGTGGATAACGTGACCGTAACCGTCCCCGGCCCATTTGGTATGCCAAATAAAACGTGCTTCACGCATTGTTTGCGCTAACACCGGGGTTGGACCAACGGGACCGTCCCGGCATTGTCCACCATGCGCCCTGAAATTCCAATCCGGCATTGCGTCCTCAATCTGTTTGAATAAACGCCAATCGTTTGCAAAGTGTTGTGATATATCAAAGCAATTAACAAATGAGTAAATGTTTGGCCCCGGGTAATTAAATTCGGGCTTAAAAATCTCGGTGTCAAACTCTTGGTGGTATTCAATGGTGTTCAAACCAATGCTTACACCCCCCATTCTCGCTGACGCCATGATATTTTTGACCGGGGCGGTGCCGTCATAATTCCACGCGTTGCCAACCTGATAAATCAATTTTGGTTTGTTTGGGTGCAGTTGGCACAACTTGTAATACGGTTCGATGTGTCCCGGGAGTGACGCAATCACAATCTCAAACTGTCGGTCCATAAATCCTTTCAAGGTAATGGCCCTGTTAAACGTTCCGCTGTCAATGTCATGGCATTTGTAAACCTCTGGCTCCGGTTGGTCCAAAACCTCGTTTAACTTCTCAGTTCCGTCCGGAGTGTTACCACCAACGCCCAAAAACTGCTCAACAGTATTGGGGTGGTCGTAAACTTTCCAATATCCTTGGTCAAACCAATCACGGCCAATTGGACGGTAT